ACTTTTTGTAACCATTACATCAATCGCATTTGTTGTTATCCCTACTGTGTCTCTTACAATTAAGAGAGAATCTAAATACACATTTTTCTTATATCTGTTAGTGCCTAACCAAGTATTATTTTTTATCAGTAACGAATCTGCATAAGCAAGTGAATCTAAAGGATAAATTCCTACCGTATCTCTATAACCATTCCAGAATCTTATCATCTTCAGCTTAGGCATTGGATTAGCTCTATTCGTATCTAAATCCGTAGTATCACTCCATAATTTTGCAAAATGATTCAAGAATGTTTTGTTATCCTTATCTCCCCAGTAAATTGTATCTTTCTCACTTGTTATTGTTGAATCTACATACCAATATCTATGATAAGTTGTGTCCCAAGAAATATACATCGCCTTTTTACCAATTCTTAAAAATATTTCATTCGTTCCATTACCGGCAGTAAAAGCTGGTCTAGTAGGGAGAGGTTGCGCAAAATTCATTGAACTAAATATTAATAATATGTATAATATTCTTTTCATAAAAGTGCAAATGTTTGTTGCATTGATAATAAACGTAAATATTTTATTACGATTTTTGCTTCATATTTTGTCCCGCCAGTCAATGTTAATGTTAAAGGAATATTAAACAATAATTGTTTCTCCACACTACAAGTCCCATCTGCACCGCCCAACGTAATTACAGAACCGCCTTTTGTCGCTGATAATTTGAATGTATTGTCAGTTGCATCTATCACATAATAATCTGTACCGCTTGCAATTCCTGTTGTATTTTCTATATTCAAAAGTCTTACCTTGTCGCCATTTTTTAATAAATGCAATGTCTTTGTAAATAAATTTGTTGCAACTGTTGTAGCAACCAATGTCATTATCGGCAATATACTATAATCTACCCACATGGATTTTACTGGATTATTTGCCGAGATAATACTCACATCAACATCTTCAAGAGTAAATAAATCTTGCATACTATCATTTAATTTGAACTCCGAAATTCCTGTATCTGGTTTTCTTGTTATTATTGTAATTCCTTCTATTATATCTCCATCTGTTAATTCTGCGAATAGCAAACTTGTGTTCGCATAGGTAATCGTTTTTATAATATTCTTAGGCATCATCCCATAGTATAAAGAATCATTATATTCAACCGAAGCAAGCGGGCTATCAATATCACCACCGGCTACATTATTTTGTTTCAACTTTAATATTTCTGATTCTAATTTCTTTAATTGTTTATCTTTTTCACTTATTGATTGATTCATCTCTCTAATCATTAAATCAAATTCTTCTTCTAATTTTTCTGGAAGCGATTTATCGCTCTTCAACAATCCGCCTCTATCTCTTTTTATATACCCACTCATCTGTATAAACCTGTCTTAAAAATTTTCCGTCTAATACCGATTGCAGTAATTCTTGTTCTCGGATCACCTGTTGCTAAACTCAAATTAATTTTTATTTGAAAATATTTCGCATTTCTACCTGGTACTAATCTTACTTCATTCTTGATTAATAAACTTGAATATTTTTGGAAACTACATGTCCCATTATTTATAATATTGACAGCCGAACCACCGGAAGTCAAAGATACTTGGAAATCATTACCGCTAACACCAACAACATAATATAAAAAATTAGTGCTAATTCCCGTACTGCCGGTAATATTAAATAATACTATCCGGTCATTATTTACTAATCCGTGTCCGCTTAGTGTAAATTTATCTGTTGAACCATTAGTTACAACATCATTTAATTGTTTGCTTATAGGTAGAGTTCCTATTGTGCTAAAACTACCACCATCAAAACTTAACTGTACTGCCAAAGTTTTTGGTGTTGAATATTCCGCCCAAACGCTGCCGACAATAATTCTATCATCACTTTTAATTTCTTCTCCCAACAAAGATATATCTATCGGAATAGATGTCCACGTTGCAGATCCTATTGAAGCCGTAGAACTCATTTCGTTAATATTACCATCTTCATCCATACATAATAAAGAACCATTACTTTTGTGTCCGTAACAAACTATACTGCTATCAGTTTGTTTTATCCATCCTTTGTTTCTAATATAAATATATTCGATTACAGTCCCACCATAAGACGCAATAAATCTATAAGAACCGTCATAATCTCTTGTTGCTATTATACCCGCTTTTTCATTTGTTGTTAATGTTTTATAAGCATCTCTAATTGTCTTCTCTGAAATATTTACTTTATTATTCCCAACATTTATAAAAATATAATTATTCGAAGGAAAATATATTTCTCCATTAGTATTTACAATCCCCAATTTACTAACCGCACCATCGCCCATAATTAATTGTAATGGTATCTGATTATCGGGATCATATTGTTGAAATCCATTACTTCTAAAAATAGAAAATTCCATCCTCGAATTTATTTCTACACCTACTATATCATTGCCATCTTTTGTATCTAAACTTTTATAATTCTCCGCTAAAATAACATCATACATCGGTGCACCTGCACCACTTATTACTGAATTGAAAATAAAATTTTTCCAACTTTTACTATCATAAGGATTAACAGCATAAACATTAACTCCGGCGACTAACGCCTGATCCCAAGATTGAATATATTCGGGGGCAACTGGATCATGGCCCAACGCATCACTTAATCTTAGAGCTTGTGTTTCTGTTGCACCAAGATATGCTTGATAATCTAATTGAAAATAATGATCTGAATCTACTAAATCTGTTACTTCAGTAAGTATTAAATTACCACTTGAATCTAAAGTCCACAATTTACTACCACCACTTAGAGCCACACTCTTCGCAATATCTATTTCTTTTATTAATTTATAATCTTCAATCCTCTCTGTTGTTTTACTACAAGCTACCCATATTCTAATTTTTGTTACTCTCTTATTCATTGTTGCAAAACGAATAGTCGGCCTTATCCAAATAGCCCCAAAATTCAACAATGCACCGCCAACTATATTGTCTGGATCACTCGTAGTAACGTCTGTATCATTTAATACAACATACTCGTTCAGATTATCCATTACCGCAGTCATTTTTAATCGGATGTAAGTAATTTTCGATTTCGGAAATTCTTTCGAGGGGGTTACTCCATAAGAAGCATCTCCTGCATCTATGGCAAATGTACCCGAATCAGATAAAATATTATATGGTGCAGAAAAAATATCGTCAAAGTTTGTAACATTGGTTAGACTATCACCGTTTGATAATGTATCTATTTGAAAATAATGTTTTTTATAAGATACTCCAGTTGCTATTCTATTCGCCCCAGAACCCCAACCAATTCGCAAATCATTTATTACTCTATGAAAAGAAATGTTGCTCCAATCTATTGAACTTTTTGCTGTAAAATATGCACCGGCAGTCCCGAAAATATCATAACCTCTCATTACAATAACATCATCATTGGTGTTCCACCCACTTCTGGTTATATTATACATCCCAGTACCCAAAGAAGAAGTAATTGTTGCCCATTGTTGTTTTGTTACATTATATACAGCAGCGAAATTGAATAAATATTGATCGGTATCGCTAATTAAATTTGTTACCTGAATCACATAAGAAGAAATGCTCGACATCTTGCTGACTACAACTTTATTGAGCCAAAACCAACTATCAATCCAAGCACTCCAATTCCAATAAGGCCTCATACCAATAGCTATATGCGGATAAGCACCTACTGTTCCTTTTTGAAAATAAAATATGCAATCTTTTGTTACTGGTGCAGCTATTGGAAGTTGTGAAAAAACGTGATTAATAAAACCAAGATTTGATGCCCAAGTAAAACCCCCAGCAGCAAAATCCGGTGCAGTTAAATAAGAAACTAACCCATCTGCTGCTATTAAATCTCCATCAGTATTCCTCAAATCAAAATTTTGACAATCCGCACACTCATTCTTTTGTGGATTTCTTCTTGTAGAGATTCCAAGAAAATTTTTTATTTCTGTTTCGAGAAATTCTTTTTGCATTACTCATCTCTACACTATGATTGACTTTTTTTAGCTTTGTTCTCAATTAATTGCGTCTCAACATTAAGACTATCTTTAATACTCTTTATTCCGGTTTCTATTACTTGAGATAACGATTCTGGTGGTGTCATTTGTAGTTCTTCATAAATACTCATCTTTGCCTTTGCCAACATTAAATCCACAAGTGCATCGCGAACATCTAATGTATCTCCCAAACGATCTGCACTATTAATAGCTAATTTTACTGGAAACCGATTGTAATAAACTTTGAATGTTCCCCAATCTGTAATTAGCGTAATCGTTTCATACCGATTAAGAAAGTAAAGTAATTCTCCAAACTTATACCACCACACTTCACTATTTTTTTGATTAATAGCTAACAAGTTTTCAAATTCCAACGGACTAACAAATATTGCAGGCTGCGGAACAGATAATGCTGCCTTTGGAGTATATGATATACTTGTGATTTCAAATATTCTTAACTTATTAGTTCCAGCATCTACACTAATATCTGCACTGGCTGTTCTAAAAACAGAATCATTATCGACCAATAATTCAACTTGACCAGCTCCACTTGCACCATCTTTGATTGTTAAACTTGCCCCATAATCTTCTTTTTTCGTTACCGGATCGAGCATAGTGAAGATTTCCATTGTTGCATTATTTATATAATCAATCAAAGAAAGCGATTGCAATTTATCCGGGGCTATTTCATTAACAAGCAATCTTAAAAATCCAAGTGCATCATTTACTGTCCATTGTTTTGAAATATAATTTATTGAACTCATTTTCCACCTACCTTACTCGCTTGATTTTCTTGGAGTGTTGTATTTCGTAAATTCGCCATTTGAACATTTATTCCAACATTCAATGAATCTGGCGGCTGAGATTTTAATATTTCATAGATTTTTAATTTTGTTTTTGCAAGCACAAGGGAAACAAATGGATCTTTCATTTCAAGATAATCTGTTGTTGTTGTTATCTTTTTTGGATAACCAACATACCAAAAACTTAACGAAGCACTTATTGTTAAGTCGCCTGAATAGAAATTAATATCCTCTCCATTCCTTGCCCAAAATATTGCACCAGTTGTTTCTTGCTTAATGTTTTTCAAGTTATCAAATTGTTCTTGCGTAACTTCAACGCATAACTTTTTCCCATCTGCTTGTGCTGTATCGACAATTTTAATAATCTTATTCACCGGATTAGTTGTAAATCCAGTTAATACAGCAGTTCCATACTTGCCGGAAACCGAAACGCTTAATGTGGTTTTTATACCATAGTCAAATATTTTAGTTACAGACAAAAATTGTGCAACTTCCGATATAGAAGCGTGAAGTGCATCAATAACAAAGTTGCTTCTTACTTTTGTCGTATCTATTTGACTAGTTAATACTCTTAAATAACCAAGAGCATCATTTAATGTCCAATCTTTGCTTGTCATGATTTTTACTCCTTCGCATCTATGCGGAATAATTGTTCTGCTATATTTGTTATTTTTTCATTCCATTGATCTAAAAATGGTGAATCTTCTGTCGTACTTGAGTTCATTGCAAGAAAATTCCCAGAAGTTTTATCTAATGGTTGCCGTAAAAAAGTTAAATTTGCTGTTTTATTCTGGAACGCTACACCATCAGGCAAAAAAGAAATACATTTATCTATTTCAACTACCATCGGGATTGTTGATGATCCTTTTATTTGCGGAGTTCTTCCACTTTTCACCGTAAGATACAAATAAGACGGAGCCATTTCGGCCTGCATACCATCAACTACCGCTTCAAGTAATTGAAAATAATCAAGATTAGGAGTTGCTATATAATAAGCTGAAGCTAATCCAGGTCCACCTGCAGATGTTGTTGTTACATTTCTTGTTACTACAAGTTCAGGAAATACTCCGGCAAATATTTGTTTTGCATTTTTCCAATCTCTTTGGTTTGCCATTTCCCAAACATCACCGACAAGTTTGAACATAGCTCTGTTAATATAATCCATTCTCTGATTAGCACTTAAAATCACACCATCTTGATCACCAGTTGTAATTACTACTCCGGCAGATGTTGCAGCATCATTTAATTTTCTTGCCAATGCAACACTAATTCTCTCAAGTTTAGCATTATTAGCCATTTCACCATTCCAATTCTTTTACTGTATAATCTTCATCTGCTCTTTGACTTGCTAAATGAATTTTTTTGTTTATTGATTCTTCGTAAAGATTCCACCACTTAATATCACCGGTAAATGAAAATAAAGTAAGCCATTCAATATCTTTATCAAAAACCTCTGCTAATTCTGGATCAATACTATCACTCAATGTTGTTGCCGGCGCTTTCCGAAAGACGATTAATTGGATTACATCCCCATTATAAGCACTACTTGGTGTAGGATAAATATAAAGTGTGTTATTCAAAATTACACCATAAAGGGGTTGTGTTTCTTCGGTATCAGATTTTAATATAGCATCCCATTCAGTGTTAGAAACCATTATAAAAGGGTAGTCCCAATCTGTTGGTGTGATAGCACATTTTATTTTATCAATGATTTCTCGACTTGATTCTAATAAAGTATAATTATTATCACTTGTAACTAATGTTATATTAAAAGTCTTTTCAGGTAAAACTTTACCGAATATCTGAATCTGAGATTGTTGCATCTCGTCATAGATTTCACTTTTCTGGAATTTATTAACCGGAAATTCATAATTCTTAGTTAATATACGGTATATTCTACCATATATTAATTTTGTCCTATCACCAGTAGCCATTAACCAAGTTCTCCGAAAATAATTTTATAAATATTATTTTAGGAGAGAATTATTCTTCTTTTCTTTCTTCTTCCTTTTCTGCTTTTACTTTTTTCTCCAAAGTCAGAAGAATGCTATCAATCACTTGACTTTTTTCGCCAATATTAACCGGATCAGTATTAGTTAGTGATTTATAATACTCGACTAATTCCTCGATAGATTTTTTCTCAAGCTGTTTTCGTGTTGGAATTTTTACTTTTTCCTCTGCGATTTTACTCTGAGCTATTGAAGAATTAGAAGGAAGTTTTTCACCCTTTGCAAGTTTATATCCTTTTTCTACTAAGATTTTAGCTTGTTCCGGATGTACTGATACTTCTTTATCACCAACAATTACTTTGACAAGATTCATAATTTCTCCTATTAAACCATCCGGCAAAAGATTTCTCTCTTGCCGGGATTAGAACTTAAGTTAATTATTATGATGCTGCTGCGCTTGATTTCCAAGTTGTAGCTCCGGTTTTGTAGTGTGTCTTGAATGCTTGGAAATCAAGAATTATGCTACCGATTGGGAAATTATTATAATTTGATAAAGTGATTGCACCAGCACCAGTCCATCTGCCTTCAACATAAGTGCAACCATTACCGTTTTTAACTTCTGCTTCAAGCCCCGCTTGTTTTGCTGCTGAAATACCATACAAATCAGCCCAAGAAGTGCCTGGTACAGAAGTAAGATTATTTTTGCTAGCCATGGCTATATTCTCCTTCAAAAATAGTTGTTAAAATTATATTGCAAATGAATCTGGTGAAAAAGTCCAATAAACCAATGAAGATTGGTTATCATAGAACAAATTAGCACCATTGCCTAATTGATTATCGTCATCAATTATATCTGCCCTTTGTGCACCGTAAATCATTCTTCCACCATCTTCAATTTTTTGGCCATGATCAGCAGTTTCTTGTGTTAATAAAAATCCTTTACCTTCAGCAGCGATTATTGCACCAACGCCTAAAGCTACTGCTGCTTTTCTGCTTCCACCATCTCTCGGTGTTTCCATATAATCTGAACCACGACCATATTGGATACCAGTTGATAGTCCGTTTGTAGAATAAGTTGTACTAAATTCACTATCTCCAGTTAAGAAAGCACTTGGTAAAGTATCATCAACGATCAACATAGCATTTTCATATATGTAAGTTTCCATAGCACCAGTGAAAATAGGATTATCCTTACCAGTACCATAGGCATAATACATTGCATTTTTCCAATCTTCATCAAGTCTTAATTGTCTAATGTGAGCACTTGTTACCAATATTGGTAATACTTCATAAGCACCCTTCTTAATGAATTGGATTTTATTTTTACTTGCAAGAAATACTATGTTACGAATGCTCTGCGTACTAAAGTAGCAAGCTGATGTATCTGTTAAAGTAGCTAACCCAGTTGCACAATTTACTTCATAACCGGAATCAAATGTATATGCAACGTGAGTTCCGTCAGCAGATTTGAATGGAATTTGTCCGCCGCCATTTAATCCGCCAGTATAAGCTTGAACAAAAAAATTAGGATGAGATTTCATGGAGTAACCAAGACCCCAACTCGAATCGTAAAGATTTTCTGAATATCCAACAAAAATAGCTTTCAAGAACTCAAAAGGCATTAAACGGCTAAACCAATCTTTCAAATCAGTAGCACCGCTTTCCAACATATCCATTGCGATTGCTTCATCTAAGACCTGTTCGCTCATTTCATTATCTCTGGTTTGCACGGCATGTCTTCGCATGTTGATTGCACATTTGAGATAGAACATTTTTCTCTTTTCACCAGTACCGGATAATGGAGCTGTTCCAATTCTGCCTTGCCCAGTTAAAGGTCTGCGTAATGGAATATCTATTTTTATACCTTTTTTAGATACAAAATCTCTTACCATGTGAATTATTGAAGCCTCTAAAGCACTTGAATTTTTAACTGATCCAACTACACCGGTAGTTTTGAATTTTTCATAATCAATAAATGCTGTAAGTTGAGAAAGGCGACCTTTCCACCATACTTCCTTGCCAACTTTTTTCTCAAGATTAATCCGAAATACTTGCATGCTGGGTGAGTATTGACCGCCTACTACTGCTATTGCTAATGTTATTCCCATCGCGGAAATATCTACAAAAAGATTTACCAAAGCGATTAATACAAACCCAACAATCATGAATGATAATTGTTTGAGTTTCATTTGTATATCTCCCAAAATAAATTAGAATTATTGTTTCATTTTGTTTCTTACTTTCTCTTTTATTTTTTCGAGATTTGCTTCCATTTCCTCAATCGTTTGGTCATCACCAGAAATTATTGGCGAATCTTTTTTCTTCGCCTCTAATGTTGCACTACCGGAAATACTTGCAGACGGATTTATTGAGTTCTCTTTTTCAATTCTTTTTTTCAACCCATCTTCATAAGATTTTTGCGAAATACTTTGTATGTGGCTTTTAATTATTGCTGGGCCATATTTATATTTCGCTCTCATCATTAATAAAGACGGATCAATTAAATAGCTCGCATTTTTATCACTAAAATCCATTGGATCGCCATTACCACCAAATTTCCTTACTGGTACTGGTAAAGGTATGCTTGCATCCCAGATTAAATCTGTCAATGCTTGGTTTGTTCCTTTCTCATCAAAAGTGCTGAAATCAATTTTATTTGTTTTCAGTAATTTGTCCGGCTCAACAATCCCTTCATTTACAAGACTTTCTAAAAACATTGCCTGCGCTTTCTGAACTGCTTTTTCGGCAAGTTCATTTTGATTCTGTTTCATGTAGATTTCTTTCTTGCGATTGTTCTCTACATCTTCACGAATTTTTTGCTCGCTTGACAAATATTTTTGAAATTCTCTCGGATCATCGACCATTAAATCAGCTTCAAATTGTTTTATATCTTCCGCCGTGTCCGGTAGATTGGGGAACATCACTTTTAGTTTTTGGTGCGTGAGATCGTCAATAAATGTTTTATCGTCATCACTTGTTTTGATTTTATCAAATGTAGGTGATTTAGATAAATCTTCTTGCTTGCTTTCCAAGTCTTTAATGTGCAGTTGAGAATAGATATAATTTTTGGCAATCTGAGAATCAATCTCGATAAATTCTCGTTTGCCTTTCATCCCTTGTAGGATTCCCCGGATATTCTCCGGTTGCGATTCAATGTAAGCATTGTCAATTTTAATAGTAGATTTCGCTTTGGTTTTATCCTCTTCTACTATTGCTGAGGGTTTATCCTCTTCTTTTTGAGACAACTCTTCATTGTCTTCACTTTTTATTTGTACAGATTTTTTTAGTTCTTCCAGTTTTTTATCAAATTCCTCTATTTCTGCATCATCCGATAACACTTCTGGTAATGCAGTAGATTCTTCTCCGGAAGTTGATTCTTCAACTTTTTTTACTTCTTCTTCAACTTGTTGCTGTTGTTCAGAAGTTTCTGTTGCTACATCGGTTTTACCCGATTCTAAAATTTCTTTCTCGTCTGGCATAAGTATTACCCTATCCTTTTTAATTAATTAATAATTTGTTTGTTCTAAAATTATGTGATTAATGTAAATATTTTTTCTCTTCCTACAACTATTAAATTTTTCAATTTAGCGATAGTCCTATTATTCCTAATATTCTACTTTTGTAATAAATAACATCATCTATTTGGAAAAATGCGACTGTTACCTCTTTCGGAAATCCCATAAACATATCACACTTAATATCAAGTGCTTCTGTAAGTTCTTGTATGCTGAACATTAGTATATTTTTTTTCATATTATAAAAATACATTTATAATACCCGATGTCTATGTTTTTGTAACCATAAGGGATATATATATTATATATTCACCTTATATACTAATTTCAGAATTAATTGAAATCGATTTCAGAAATAATTGAAATTGTGGGTTATTTCTACAATTACACATTTATTTTCTCTTTCATTTTACCATTACCATTATTATTACCCGCAGCAGTATTTAGTAGGTTAATAATTTCTCCTAATCCTTTTTTTATTTTCTCCAGTTCTATTTTCTTCTTCTGATTATCAAGTGCCATACCTTCATTCTGGATCTGTTCTTGCTCATTACTTATCTTTAACTGATTTGCTTTTAGCTGTGCCATTAGTTGTTGTAATGCAAGATTTATTTTCTCTTCTTCCGTAGGCTGTCCGGCTTGTGTAAGTAGTTCTAATTGTTTTTGAACAAGAATATTTATTACTTCACTCACTTTTGCCTTATTCTGTAATGTAGTCTGTTTTATTATCTGCTCGATTAATAACATATTAACTATTTCCATATTCGGGATTTTTGATGTTACACCAAGCAATTCCATATTCCTTTCTTTATCAGCTTCTCTTGCTATTGTGCCAAATGGAACTTTAGAAATAATTATATCAAATTCACCTACTGATATATCATTCTTTATTTTCCCATATTCATCTTTCTGGTTAATTGAAAGCCAGTTAATATCTCCATTCTCTCCTATTATTCTAAATACTTTCTCATCTGTAAAGTATTTCTGCAGCAAGTAAATATTGTTCTTAGCAAGTATAGGTAAAACCGAGTGTGCATTTTCACTAATCCATTCTTGCATTATTTCCGTCTGTTGAACTCTGCTCTGGAATAACTTCCCACTTTCTCCAGATGTCTCTTGGCGTGATAAGGCATTGTCATTCACTCCGGTAAGTTTTTTTATCTCTTCCCATTTTTGTTCTAAATGTCTCTCTATTGCTATGTTTGGATTAGGCGGGTCTATTCTCTTAATCGCATTGTTTTGTATTGCTCCTTGAGGTACTATTCTCACTCCACCTATCTTGTTTTTCGCTAAGTCGCCTAATTTACCTTTATACTGTTCTTCCGCCCACCATTCCAGCATTGTTGAACGCATTAAGTATATCAAGTTGCTATGATCCCGCAGATTGTAACTTTTAACTGCATCCTTTATATTATCCGCTATACTTTTGGTTTCAAGCACATCCGGGTGAAAGTCATAACAATCAAGTCTGGTAAATTTATAATTCCCATTCTGAATTTGTTGTAATCCTTCAAATAATTTTACCTGAATTCCACTACAAAAACTTGTCTGCACTACCTTGCTTTCTCTATCAACTTGAATATACGGCAACGGATCGGGCAACATACTTTTAATAATCTGTAATTTCTCACTATCAATCCATTCCTTCTCGTTTGATAATTCTATTTCATCCAAATCTTCTTTCTTCACTTCATCCGTGAAATCGAATCGCTTCCGCATTATCTTATCGGTAATATATAACTTAGGAAAATCGTGCCTGTAATAAACATCACTTACTCTGAATCTTCCGTTATTCATCCAAAGTCCGGTTTTGTCATATACTAATCCTTCCTTACTCCATATTCTCTTTTCGTCATATCCCTTACTTTCGCCATCGTAACTGAGTATCATTCCGCTAAGTTTGGATAGGTAATTGTATATCCTATCCTTCATTTTCGCGAACTTACCGCCCATTATTTCATCGAATCGTTCTCTCAATAATGCTGCAAGGTCTTCATCTTTCTTGGCATACCTTCTTATTATCTCATCCGGCGTAAGCCAGTTATCATCAAATATGTATTGGCAATCTGATAAATCTCTTCGGCTGCCAGCGGTATCAAACTTAAGAAACGGATGGTAATGTTCAATCTCGATTGTTCCATCTTCTGAGTCTCTGTTATAACAAAAGTCTTGCCTCAGCCAAGTTATTCTAGCTGTAATTGCAAATAGAAATGCTTTCGCAAGTTCATATTCGACATTATTTGCTTGATAGAAAATATAGTTATTTAATTCTTGGAATAGTCCGGCTTTTGCTTGATCATCTGGTGTTTTACCTAAAAACTCTAATCCAGGTATATTTCCTTTGAAGCTACCTAATATTCTCAAAAATATTGGTGTCATCAAAGGAACCTTGTGAGTAGGTCTGCTCTCATAGTTCATTTTAGTTAATTCCTCCCCAGAAAAAATATACCCAGCTAATAGATTAAAATTGTCGGAGATTTCGTTAAAATAATTCTCAAACTCCGATATTAACTGCGTATTAATATTGGAATATCGAGCAATAGTTTCTAGATCCTCATAATTAATCTTTTTCATGTCTTCCTCAATTTTTTAATTACCAAACATTTTTGAATCTTCTTTCATACACTCGTTCATCGTCCTCATCTTCTTCAATATCAAATTCTTCTTGTGCCCATTTAGGTAATAGTGATTCTTTCTTCAATAACGGAGTATATATTTTCATAAATCCCATCTTAAAAGCGTCGTAAGGATGATCTGTTTTATGATTAGCACTTCTATCAAAGTCAGCTCCGGTTTTGTCTTTCGGGTCAAATATTAGTGTCGTAATACAATCTATTAATGCCGTGCAGTTCTTTGAAAAATAAACCCCACTTTTTTCTATTTCTCTGCCTTCAACTGTTACTTTCTTAATATGCAGATATTCTTTTACCGCTTCGTTACAAACTGCTCTAAATCCTCGATTCCGGTCCAAACTTATTTTGTTTACTACTTCCATATACGGTGCATTATCTCCCATCCTTTGTCTGAAAATCTCTCTAAATATATCTACCGGCCTCTTATCAAATCCAACATTACTAATTTGTGATATATCCATATCCGTGTCGTAGATGATAGTTAATCGGTACAATTCATTCGCGATTAAGTAATCCGCTATTGCATTAGCTCTCTCGCTTGGGCTTTCCATATCCGGTAAATATACCTCACCACAACAAACAATAGTCCCTTCATAATCTCTTTGTAATATTTCTAATACAGTAGTTCTACCATAATCTAATCCACCCACGGTATTAAATGCTGCCTTTCTCTTATAATTTTCTAAAACATGATGCCCCCAGCGAAAATCACTAAAGAACATACCTTCAAAAATATCAAAGTCGCCAAGTAATTCTGCTTTTCGTTTGTTTTCCGGCAATCTATCAAGAATTTGTCCGTAATCGGTTTTTATGAAATAATCAAATCTCTTTTGTGCAGGCCAGGTGTGATATTGTTCGATTGTCAATCCCTCAGCTAACAAATTTTTCAAACTCCAATACGCATTATCCCAGCCAAACATTTGCACAAATGCAAATTCTTCAGGTATTTCTCTATTCTCATATCGCTTTTCAATGAAAATTCTCTTATGGTAGCTGTGGGAAACTCCACCCGGATTGAAGCAAAGTAATGTTTTTGCTGTTATTTTTGGATTTGTACTGCGGTTTATTGTGTATAAAAATTCTAATTCGTCTTGTGTAAATAATTCAGATTGATCCACTACTATATCGGCAAATTCCCTACCTTTTCTTTTTTGAAATTCTTCCAATCTATCACCGGAGAGAAATCTAATAAATGAGCCGTTGGGTAAAGATATTATCATATCTTGTCGATTGAACATATCATCAAGAACCGGATACTTAACTATTAGCGGTCTTATGTGGATGTCCAGCATATCTTGATATACTTTCATAACAAATAATCCAGATGTACCCGCATAAGTAAGCCGGCGCAAAAACATAATTAAATCGGCTGAAGCACTTTTACTCCCACCCCTAGAACCACCGGCACCTATTTTTGTCGCTGTACCAAATTGGTATAACTGGTATAAGTCATCTTGCTTCGGCTGAAATGCAAGTTGCATTGTTAATTTTTCTTTTTTGTCAGCCGGATTTCTCATTTTCTCTCTTCCGATATTACGGTTGCTTCCTCAATTTCTCCAACTTTATCAACAATCTCTGTCGGGAGCTGTCGCAATCCGCTTATTTGTAAAACAAAATCTGCCCTATGTGTTATTTCTTGAGCATCTGTATATCCGTAGTTCTTTGCAACAAATATAATTCCCGCCTTTGGTTTGTCGTCATTAATCATTGAACTTTCCATCGCTGCTAAAATCCGATTCCTTGCCTTTTTTATTATGTCGATATATTCATCCCTTTCTGCATAATTATAAAAAGTCATTCTATCCATCCCGAGTTCTGCTGCCAACTCCGCAATAGTCGGTATCTTTGGACTTGGTACAACAGTCGGTTCAGTTTTATCCTTGAGAAAAACATTGATCGTTCTCTTCTCACACTTGTCAAAGTATTCCTCAATTCTCGCTTCCATCTCTTCCGGTTTGCCAAATATCCTCGGTTTCCCCACGGAACGTTTGCCTGGTACAATCGTAGTATTCTCTTGTTTTGGAATTGTCTCTGGTAGTTTCTCTTGAGTGGCTATTTCAGACATACTTATTCTCTCGCAAATTTTATCTTGTGAGAGAAAATAATTAATTTTGTAATATTTGTAACTATTAAATTTTTTTGTGATTCCTTTAATAAATAAATGACCGGCTAAGTGGTTACAACACCGCCGGCCATTGGTGAGGTTATAGTTACAACACTATAACATTTTTATCTCTTCATCAACACCTCCTATTGTTGTTGTTAATTTAGTGAATTATTAGAGAATTCTTTACTTAAGTTCTTCAAGAGTCGCCATTATTTGTGTTACTATTTCATCAAGTGTATCACCATAAACCGTGTGCGTTCCATCCGTATTATTTTTGCAAAAGCGCACCTTTGCCTCTATGCATTTATTTTTCTTGCTTGTAACATTTAGAGGATGTCGCAGCCAATAAACAAACCAAAGATTTTTTTCATATTTCACTTGTAAGAATATGTTTAATTTGTTTTAGTTCATTTTCGCTGATATCCATCCATTTAGTTTCACCATCAGGTTTAATAATCTTAATCTTAGCCCAAAATTCAAAATATTCAGTTGCAACTTGTTTTAATTGATCTTTTCTGTATTCTCTCATATTGTTAGTTACTTGCTGTTCCATTTTAACCTCTTTTTTTATTAAAAAATTTACACCCTCCTCAAAAATATAGATTCATTTTTTCACCTTTTTATTATACACTTTTCTGGTTAAAAAGCAAGTGATTTTAACCGACTTCTTTTGATTTTGTTGGATTTTCATAAGCAGTTAAAACCTCCTTCGTTGCTTATTTTAATGTAACTTTGTCTAAAAACCATTCTCTATCGTGTGAAGCTTTTACCAATTCATAATCCTCGTTTGCCCTTGTTTCATTTAGATATACTCTCACAATATTTTGCCCGCTACCATCAGAATGTTTCCACCATAATACAAACGCATCACAAGGAACAACCGGTTCACTTATATCATCCGGATAAAATGCAAACACTATTAATGTCTTATCGCCCCCAAACCTTTTTTCGTCTTTAGTATAAGTCTCAACATGAGTAGCCCCTATTAAATCTTTCTCGGTTTTTTCAACTCCGCCAGTGTGGTCCAAATATACTACTGGATCATACTTAAACATTTTCATTTTCATAAATCTATTCCTTCCTTTTGTTGTTGTTCTTCTCTTAACTTCGTGAGCACTCTCTTGTTGTGCTCTCTCATTTCGTTGAGTATTCGGATACTATCATCCAGAGTTGCTCTCACTCCGAATAAGAATTCTTTAGGCATGATCAAATAGTCATATTTAGCGAGTTCAGAAATTATATCTTCAGTTATTTTCTCTTTTGCAGTCCCGCTCTCCAAATTATCATCATAATGCTGGGAGAGAACCGTTTTTATTATTTCTTCCGGTGATCTCTTGGAGCTGTATGTTGGGGTGTCTTCCATTTTTCACACTCCTTCTATTTTTACTCTACCTAACCAAACACCCACATAGGTTTTTCGTTTAGTGTAGAAGTTTATAGCGTCTCTCTGCTTTGCAAGTTCTCGGTAGTTCTTGCTTTTGTAGAGGATAGTTTCCCCATCAAACAATGCGAATGTTTTTGTCATGTCAAATCCTCAATATCATCATCTTCAAGTTTATCAAATTTTTCTGCTTCATCATTATCTATCCGAGTTATCCCGGCTTGAACTTTCTCAAAGATATTGAGAAGAATAGTTTTTTCTTCAGGCGATAATTTTAATTTTATCCTCATCATCTTACACCCCCGATTGCAAACATCATTCCGGTTATTACTATTACTACCAGAATAAATGTTATCGTAAAAAATAAACTCTCTTTGTCTTTCATAACACACTCCTATGTTATTTTATTAATTTGAAATATAATTTGAGAATGTAGTTAATTAAATTAGAAATACTTCTTCCTTCTTTAGTAGAAGTCTCTTCTAATTTCTTTAACACTTCCGGGTCGGGCCGAAAACTGATTGGGTTACTCATTGTCTTCCTTATTGTTTTTAATCACATCTACAATGTAATACATAGTATCGAGAAAGTCACGTACTATTTTTCAAGTCTTCCTTTATTGCGTGTACGAATGCGTCGATTACTTCTTCTTTTGTTTCTTCTTCCTTTATTCTCTTATCAAGAATTGTAGTTAGTTTATCCCGATAATCTAACACGATAGATTTCGGAGTAAGATATTGTAACCGTTCTATTGATGGTATTAGTTGTGTATATATCCGCTTGATAGCATTATCAACATCCGGTATGCTTATATTGTTTTCTTCTGCTATTACTCTTAGTTTTTTGCCAGACAAATATTCTCTTGCCATCCTTAAGTTTCTTAATACTTTGGCTCTCATATTTTCCCCGCGTTTTTTTAATTCTTCTTGCTCAATATTTTCTTTTGTTCTTCAATGTAAAATAATAGTAAGTTCATCTGTGATTGTATTTCTTGCAGCGTCCTAAAGTGCTTACCGAGAAATTCGTTGTAGTCTTTTTCCATACGCTCTACTTGAGTTCGCAGCATCTTCAGATCAGCGTTATACTTTTTGATTAGTGTAGAATCCGGTTGCTGTGCAAATAAAGATACTGTTACAAATAGAATTATTACAGATAAAAATATTTTCGCTTTCATAGGTTCTCCTTTAGAAATTTAGATTTAGTTGATTTCGCAGATAGTCTATTCTCTTGTTTGCTATTGTTATGTATTCTGGGTTTAATTCTATCCCGATAAATCTCCGGTTCAACCTTAAACACATTTCTGCTGTTGTTCCGCTTCCCATAAAAAAATCCAAAATTATTCCGCTTTCAAAACCTTCGTTACAATTACAGCCCCCATATTCCACTTCTTCTATTCTTTGAATTTTATAATCTTTACATTTTTCTCTTTTAGTTTTCTTAATTAGTTGTTCTCTTATTTTCCCGCATTTCTTACAAATAAACTCTGGACATCCGGCTATTATAAAACTCTGAATGAGTTTTGTCGGGTATGTTGCGTAATGTTTTTCTGTTGTCGGCTCTGAGTTTGCATAGATTATATTTCTTGCGTTCCTTATATACGGATGCTTAATTTTATTGTAACCGCTATGCCCTTGATTATTCTTGCTGTCTCCGGCATAATTAGTTTCTCCATTATATTTTGGGTCTTTTCTCCATCTCTCAAGCCCTTTTCTGTGCATAGTGTCGCCTATAACATCATTGGGATAAAATCCATCTCTATACTTCTCACTCCCCTTAAACATTGTATCTTTTCTTCCATCGTAATTGGCTGTCTCAAATTGCTGCTCGAAGTAATATTTATTATTCAAGGAAAAGAAAAATACTTTTTCCCAACTATTTGTTAGTCTATCTTGGACACTCTCCGGCATAATGCTATTTTTTATCCAAGCAATTTCATTCCTACATTTCCAACCGTTATCTACCATTGCAATCTTAAACCGGTCTGGAATACACAGAAGACTTTTAGAATATCCTTTTGTGTAAGCTGCGTTACTGCCTGCAGCTCCATATCCTATGGTTAATCTATTTAGGTTACTTGTCTCTGGTGTGTGTCCGCTTCGGTTCCCGCTACCGCCATAAGTATCATCTAAGTTTATCCATACTGTTGCTGTTGGTTTTAATACTCTCTTGGTTTTCTCAAAAAGCATTACAAGTTTTTCTACATATTCTCTAAAATCTTTCTCAAGCCCAAGCTGATCTGGGTGTGCATAATCTCTCTGATTCCTTACCAATACGGTGGGCTTGTAATGATGCAATCCACACAATTGTCTGGAAAGTCATCGAGGATCTTAAAGGCATCCCCACAAACCACCGTATTAATAATCTCCTTAATTTTATACAAGTTATAAATTCCTTTTTTCGTTTTTAGCTACATAATAACAAAACCTAAAAAATATCGCCAAGAAAATTACCAAGAAAAATATTACACTAAACTTTTGCACTTGTTACTAACCTTTTTATTTTGTTGTTTTTGATTTTCTTGACTAAAATTAATGTAACCAAACTTAGTCCGATTAGTAATAGTTTTTTCATTTCTTCCTCTCAAATTGTGAACAGAAATAATCTAAAATAGATGTTATGAAAAGTATGATTAATATCTTTTTCATTTTTCTCTCCTATTCTTGTCCGTCATTTGGTTCAATATCTATTATACTTTGGTTA